GCGTGAACCAGTTGAAATAAGACCATCCCCTGCCGTAAGTTGGACGGTCATACCCGTGCCAGCCGTACAGACAAAATCTGTGTCAGCGGCTACACACGATCCATAAAGGGCATCTTCAAACGCTGAATAAGCGGCCGCTGAATGACGGCCACCAGCCATATTAAAGACTTTGTTCGCCATAAATATCTCTCCTTGTCTTTGGTGTGATTGATGTTACGATTTGAACCCCAGATATACCAAGAGTCTTGAGCTCTGCTTTCTTAAACCATAAATCGCCTGACGGATTCGTGAAGCGATAGTTCTCGGAGTAAGGCCCAGCCGACTGAGAATAGTTATCCACAGGCGGTACATCAACAGGTGTCTGCATAGCACGCTTGGTGGCTTCCATGACTACCCACTTAACGGCCGATGCGTAATCCTCGTCAGCGGCAATCTCTACATCTAGGTCAATATCAGCTTTGGCCGCATATAGACGTAGACGAGAGCTTGCGAGCGCAAGTAAATCATTGGCACGTGGTTCTTCGGATGTCTCAATCGGTCTCCAAAAGGTGGATAGATCAGACACCGTAGCATAAACTGCTCCTGCCATTATTTCTTCCCTTTCTCGATGGCCTTGTACCATCGCTTATATTCTTCCTTCTTGTCAGTAATATACTCATCGCCACCGGCGTTGTGGTAGCGTTCGTAGGCGTTGAGAATGTTCTGGTAATTAGTCGGTAGGCGATTCTCATGGATAGCGAGATGGTCTTCCATAATCATCTGCAATATATCTGACTTGGCCGAGTTCCTCGTTGCTGTACGGAGTTGGATGATAGTTGAGATGATGGTAGCAATCGTCTCTAACAGCCCAAAAGCCCCAGCGATGATAGCTACGATAATGGCCACATCCATCATTCACCCTCCACAGCCATAAAGTTTGATGGCCTTGCATTGTTCTTGGCTCGTGCAAGCTCTTCGGCTTCTCTAGTGCTCATGCCGAGCATACGATAAAGCGTGACCGTTCCTGCGAGCTCTGGCATAGCCTGGATGAGCTTATAGGCGGCATCACCTGCCGATCCAATATCAATCTGGAATAGTGGCCTCCATGTGGCCTCAATGTCATTAAGACGAGTCGGTATAGTTGAGTTGCCGTCTAAGATGAGTCTCATAGAGATGGCAATCTCTTTGAACTCACGTCCAAGCTCACGTTGGCTTTCCTGAGCTTCCAAGAGTAAGTCATCAGACATCGCCGATAAGCTCTCGGCCGAGGTCGGGTTGGCGGTCTCGTAGCCTAAGTTGCGAAGTGTGAGAGCGGTCTCAGCGCAAAAGTCGCGTGCGAGGTCTTTCTTTTGGTCGCTGAACTGGTTGATAGACATTTGAGCAAGCTGACCAATATCAGGTTTCTCCCCGTCCTCATCCTTCGTGATAGCCCATATTTTCCCCATAGCGGATTCAAGATCGGCGCTAGATACTGAACCTTCGGCGAGGTTCGTGATATAGCGCTGTGGAGTGGAATAGAACTCAGCGGCAATCTCATAGCGAACCTTGAGACGAGCTACCTCGTCTACGATCCTACGGACTGTGTTGCTGATGCGACTCTTACCGAACGGACGGTCGGCGCTTTGGCGATGTGTGAGAACGTGAAGCAACGGACGGCCAGTCGGGTTGTCTACGATGTTCACAAGTCGCTGATTCACAAAATAGGCGGTAAAGGTGCGGCCAAATAGGATGTAGTCAGCCGGTACGAGGCCGACCTTGCACCAATCTTTCCATGTGAGATTCTTGTCATCAAACGGATACCATCTGACAACGGCCAAGCCATTTTCGAGCATATTAGTTCGTTCGTCAATCGTACCCGTGGCCTCCGTAGCCGTAAATGGCAAAAGCTTCACTCCCCCATCCTCGGTCGGTAGAGTTGCGATGAATGAACATCCGGCAATAAGAGCATCCGTCTTAGCTTTATTAAAGACCGTAAAGGCGTTGGAGTTCTCGAGCATATCGTTGACACCAAAAGTGTCGTTAGCGAAGCTGTCAAAATTAAGACGGTCACTAATTGTATTAACGGCGCGAGAAGCCCATCCCACACCTGGTTTCATGAATCTGAACTTCTTAGGTACAGAAACACCTAAGTCGACCACTAATTGGTCGGCATTGTAATAGTTGTACTTTTCTCCTGCAGAAAATGCCAATGTCTGTAGTTTATTCAACAGTTGGCTTGCAGTACTATTTATGTAAGAGATAAATTCGTCTGGCATTTTGCTTTTCCCTTATTACCAGACTTAACCGTGCTGTGACGTGCTTTCTTAACTTGATTATAACACTTCAATAATTTGCACTCCGTAGTGCTTCTCGGCGGCTTGTATCTTGGCAAGCCGTTCGGCATCAACTTCCCATTCTTCGCCCGTACAGCGGTTAGCTTGGACGGCCGTATCGTAGAATGGAGTAGCGCACTTAACCTTAGTCAGCTCGACCACCTTGATAGATTCTTCTTTCTTGGTAGATTTCTTCGCCATAGTTCCTCCTATATTTCTTGTTTCCAACCCTTGCCGGTCAATGTTCCATTATGAGATCGCCAACCTTCTGTGCGAATCGTACCACGGCAGTTGTCATGCTGACGGAATACTTCGTTAGATGGCTCAATAAACGTGCCTACATGACTCCTGCACCACGGACAGCAATCATAACGCTCGGTGCGAGTGACCACACGGTACTTACCACTTTCAGCGGCGGCCGAAAATGAATCATACTGAGCCTTATGGATTACATCCTGCAACCATAGATTCAACTGTTCGTCTACGGCATCCTTACCGCCTAGACTAATAGAATCGGACAGGTTCTTAGCCATGCCATAGAAGCGGTCACCCTGGCCAACACCCGTGGTGTACTCAATCTCGAAATCGTAGGCATTCATCTTGTAAATGACATCGTAGACTTCGCCACCGACCTCACGGAGTAGAATCTCTAGATTCAACCGGCGAACCTCAGGGTCAACTTCCTGATTCATGATAAGGTCAATAGCTCGCTTGAGCTTCTTATCAATAGTGGTGGATAAACTACCGTAATTCATCGTAGCTCCAATCGTTTACTGTGGCCTTGATTTCGTCTAGCAAGCGGATGACTTCTTCGGAACGTTTCGGCGAGTAGGCTCTGACTCGAACGGGCATTGGACGGCTTTGTAGAACTCCAATCATCTTAGAGGCCTGTAGATCGGTCGTAGCATCAAGAATCTCGTCAACACTCTTAGCGTTCTTAACGGTTTCAGAGTCTACGCCAACTATATCGTTAGCGTAGAGCATTTCCTTAAACTCCTTAAATTCCTTCAGTTTAAGAACCGCTAAGTCCTTAATATAACTACGTTGGTTAGGGCTTGCCATATACCTCCTAGATACTATGTTTAAAAATATTTGTCAGATAAAAAGAACCCCCTGAGTGGGGGTTCTTGTTGTGCGTTCCGACTAGGCCGAAACCTGAGCTTGCTTGATGATAGCGAACGCTTTGTCATCGAGGATAGCGAAGCCAAAGATAACTTCAGCGCGGATAGCAACCTCGTTGGTGCGTTGCAAGTCACCAGCACCATCTGGATCGCCGTATTCAATGAGGTGTAGAGGCACGCGGCGTGCAATACCCCACTTAAAGGCGTTCCAATCAGCCATAATACCACCGACACCCGTGTTGGATGCGACACCTTCAGCAGTACCAGAAACGGTGTTGCTGACGGCGGCCTGAATGCCAGCCAAGCGCTCAACGTTGAAGCCAAGACCTAATTCTGGGAACACGCGGTCACCATTGGTCTTCTTCGTGCGAGCCAAGACACCAGCATAGACAGGGTCAAGAGCGATACCAGAAGCTACATAGCCGTGGCCTTGCAAAGCGGCGGCCGCAGCATCGATGTCTACCTCTGGGGTAGCACTCGTGGAGTTAATGACAGTACCGTTGCCGTTCTTCGTGATGTAGTCGGTGACGGAAGCGGCGCTCGAGCCGGTCAATGGGTTGATACCATGAATAGCTACGAGATCAACTGCACGAGAAACGCCAGTAGCGATGTTGCCAGCGAGGGCTTCCATCAAGCGTAGGCGATATTCTTCGTCAGCATAGCGAACTTCATCGCTGAAGCGATAGGTAAGCTGTACTTTGTAGGTCTTGCTCGTGACCTTAGCTGGAGTACCATCCATGCTAGATTTGTTCGCGCCTTCTCCTACGAGTTCAGCTTTCGGGGTACCAGTAAAGGTAAAGAAGTCAGTACCACCAATCATAATTTGTGGATCATCTGGAGTTAATTGTCCGATGATTCCGCCTTTGATGTTCTTTTTCCAAATGCCAGAAGCGGTGTGTTCGGCAAGGTCAAGAGCACTGGTCAAAAGTGGATTTGCCATGTAATTGTTCCTTATTATTTGTTAGGTTGATTAGACCCGAATAAGTTATCTGCCAGAACCTGCAAGTCGGATTGTTTAACTTCCGGCTTCTCGGTTTTCGTGACATCTACGGCCGGTGTGGTCGTGCTGTGAGCCAGCTTTTCAGCTCGCGTCCGCATTTCCTCGGCTGAGTTGCCTGTGACGAACTCGGCTAAATCATCATTGAGTTTGAACTCGTTGACGATACGTACCTTTTCGACTTCCAGCTTAGAAGCCTTCACCTCATCCTCAAGATTAGCTTTATCTGAGAGTAGGCTGTTGATACGGTCTTCATCCTCACGTTGTTTCGCTGAGAACTTCTCAATCTGTTCCTTGAGGCTGTCGTAGTCGGCATATTTTCGGTTGACTCTATCCACGCGTTCTTTGACAGCTTGGTTGATGTCTTCCTGAGATAAATCGGCTTCGACAAACTCGCCGTTCTCGTCTTTCTTGTAATATTGGGTCATTCCGCATTTTCTCCAGTTGCGTTAATATCTGTTGCCTCTTGAATAACACATCAAAAAAGGCTTGTCAGAAACGACAAGCCATTCTTAGGCCGTAGGGATCGGAGTGGGTGTCGGAGTGTAATCTGCGCCGACCCTGCTGTGGAATACATCCACATAAATCTGATAACGATGATACTGCTTGATGGTGTCATCAAGAGAGATGATAGAGTTGACTGAAGCGTCCGTGATGTCATCATAAGTCTCAGGCAAGCCCTTGATATGATCCGCAATATAGTTGGCGATCTCTGAGCAATCTGAACGGAACTCCTTGTTGTAGACCTCAATCAGAATCTCGGCGGCATCCCCGACCATAGCCACACGAGAGCCACCTGTGCGCTCTACAAGGATAAATTGGTCAGGTAAGTTTTTAGGGGTATCAGACGATGCCGGATAATCGGCCAATAAGTCATTGAGCCATTCAATGACCATCGCCTCAACATTTTCACTCTTACTCATAGACAGCCTCCGCCCTAAAGTATCTGTTCCACCTTGTCGGACAGTTATCGTTCATAAAGACAACTGAATCAGAATCAAGATGGAATTTCTTGCCACCCCACTCTACGGTAGAGTCGGACACGTCCGCATCAGATGCTTTCGGCAAGTGGATGCGAACTTGAATCTTGCCCTGCTGAATAGCCTGTTCTTCACGGGCTGTTGTGGGCTCGATAATAGGCGCGATAAGACAATCGTCAACGGATACGGTAGTAGTGACAGGGATAAGGTTGCCGAACTTGTCTTTATTCGTGCCAGCAGTTTGCTTGGTAAATACTAACGTCACACCTTTCATAAGGTCTCAATATCACGAGGCGGACGGCTTGTCAGATTTAAACTCAGCGAGCTCACCTCGTAACCATTTATTCGTGAGTGAGTTCGGGTTGTCGGTATGGTAAATGTTAATCACGCTATTGCCGAAGTAGACATCGAGGGGCTGTTCTACGGCCTCCTTCAGCCAAAAGTAATCGGTTGCAAAAAGCCTATTCTCATCAAACTTGAACTGGTTGAACTTCTCTGTCTTGAACATCCAACTCCATACATTCCAGTTCACGAGCGGCTCTTCATGCCTATCGCCGATACGCCCGTCCGTTAACTTCCATGCGCGCGCAACCAAGTCGTAACCCATCTCGGCTTCTTCCATTGAAACCTCTAGATAATCATCGGTAATCTCATCATCGGCATCGATGTATTGGAAATACTCCCCTTTTGCGTGCTTTAGGGCCTCGTTCCGTGCGCGACCCTCGCCAGAGTTCTCCTGCCAATAATACTCGAAGCCATAATCCTCACAAGTCTCTACAACCTGTGTGGCATCTTCCTCTGAGCCATCATTGACTACAATGACTTGGATGTGATCCATATAGCCGTGTTTGGTAGCTTGGTCACCAATACGCTTGAGGGTGTTGGCCACATTTGCGCAGTTGTTATACATGGGTATTAAAATACTTAGAATCATAATTCTCCATCCATCACCTTCTCCCATAGTGGGCTTATGTCTTCGTGGTACTCTTTCATCTTGGCCTTCATCTTTCGGTCAAATATCTTATCAATATCCATATCCTCATGGTAGATGTAGCCGTTCTTCCCATCCTTGATGAGCTTTCTTAGCTCTGGCACGTCTGACACTAAACACGGCACGCCCATCTGGAGTGCCTCACGGACGGAATAGCAATAGCTCTCATTTTTAGAGAGTTGAATCAACATATCTGCTCCACGGAGTAATTCTTTGGCATGAGGGCTTGGTTGAACCTCTATGACCCGTGGATTGTCTCTTAGATATACTTGGTCGTAGTCTTGGGCTTGCTCCACACTCGAGCACAGAAAAACCACATAATCCTTGTCGGCCTCGTCAAAACGTTTGAGAAGCTTCACCACATCATCAATGCCCTTCTCTGGCGTAGCTCGACTTAGAATAATAAAAACATAAGAGGATTGTTTGGGTTTTAGCAGAATATTCGGTACAACTATCGACTCTTGCTGAAAAACGCGTTGTAGAGCCTCCTGTGCGGTCACAGACACACTTAAAACACGGTCTATACGTGGGTCAGGATGCCATGAGAAATCGCGCCAAATAGGAATCTTCTTCAGGTTCTCAAAATCGGCATGAATCTGCTGATAAATCTTCCGAGCCTTGACTCTCTTGATAATGGATGGCGCTGAGTCGTAGTTAGTAAAGACAGCCACGTCACACTCGTAGGTACGAGTGCCGTTGTCGATAATAACGTCATGATAACGCCCAAGTTCCATCGCCATGTTAAAGTCGGCATCGCCAAAAACGAACATGATGTTGCGACCCTTGAATGCCTCAGCGATGGCTAGATTGGCCGTCTCAATGCCACCAATCTTGAAACAGTACTTCTGGTGGATCATGATACGGTTGCCTTTACGTTTCCCGTGCTCCACTCCACCAAACGTACCAAGCCTTAGGTTGATGATGTTCTTAGCCCGGCCGATGTCTGGGGTCTTGAAAACTGAACCAGCGAAAATAGTCTCGCCAGAATCTTTGTCTACAAATTGCTGATTAACGTTGATAAGGTAGTTGACCATTAGAACTCCACCGCCTCGTGAGGCTTGCCGAGGTACTCGTCAATAATCTGTTTGGCTTGGTCAAAACCTACAGCAAAAGAGGCCTTGTAGCCCCGGTGCTCAAGTTCTACGAGCAGATCGTGCTGCTCACGGATGTGTGGGTCAGCTACGAGAGTGCCATTCTTAGTTAGAATGCGAGTGCCGTCACGTTTCAACTCAATAAAAAGACCGGCATAGTGGTATTTGTCTTTGCCGACAACCACCGTGCGCGGCTCTGCAATAAACATATCGGGCCAGGCTCTACGGCCACCGTTCTGACGATATTGAATCCTTGCTTGGCCTGGAGTGAGTTTGATGCCCGATCCATAGTCAGAATGGAATAGAACGTTCGGATACTGAAGCCGCAGATAGTCTGCTACATGGCATTGGATCGTGGATTCTTTCATTCTTCCTCCTCACCGCAGAGTTCGGTGATGGTGTAAGTTTCGCCGTCTTTAAGCGTTGGCATCCAACCGACGAACTCGATGCAGAAATCATAATCTCCCATGTCTGTTATGACGCACAAACTTCTGTCCGACCTCTCGGCATATATAACTTCCTCAATCGAGTTAACTTCTGCCCACGCTCTGACTGCCTTGCGGATTTTCTCGTCTTTGATGAGTGGATCGGCTGGTTCAAATGCTTCCCAATCGTCAGGGTAAAATATCTCGCCTGTCTTTTTATTGCGTAGTTTCATATGCCCCCTACACCATGCTCAAGTACAGAGCCGTGATGATGATGAAAATCACGCCAATGATAATTTCAATGATGCCAAGAGTCTTAGCCCAGACATCGCCATTTATTGCCAGAATGCCGAGCACCAGCGTAGCGATGCTGAGTGGGCCTCCTGCTATAAAAACCGCTAGAATGGCCGTTAAAAGGCCTCCGATGGCGCATCCATTACCTGCTTGCTTAGTCATTGTCTTCCTCCAAATCTAAGTTATTTGCCAAGAACTCGCATATATCGTAGGCCACGGTCAGCGACTTCTCTTTGTTCCAAGCTCGTACTAGAGCTTTGAGCTCGGCGAGCTTCATTTGTTGTGGTGTCATTTCTTGCCCTCCTTTTGATAAATATCATCATTAGCTTTCCATGCATCAAATCCGGCCTTGTCGGTCGGGATGTGCTTGATCCGTTTCAAAAATAGGTCAATCACTCGGCGAGCTTCAGACTTAGGACGCTCGAGAATCTTCACCTCGTTTTCCATCCACTCGTCCTGGTCTCGCCAT